AAGCCGGTCTTAACAAAAAGATAAATATTGATTGCTACTCTATTCCTCCATAGGGTAGCAATGAGTGTTTAACTCAGGGTCTCACATTCCCATACCAGGTGTGTTTAGCACTTTAATAGAACTATGGACGAACCAATCATGGCGATAAACGAGAACGAAGGGGAACAACCTATCGTTGATTCTACGCCGGAATCAAAAGAAGAAGTTACCGAGGAAGTTGAAGAAACTCCTGTTGAATCGACGGAAGAGACAGAAGAAGAACCAACAGAAACGGATGGACAAAAAAAGGGCTTTACCCAAAGAGTCAGGGAACTTAACTCTAGGACGAAAGAAGCCGAAAAAAGAGCATTAGAAGCTGAAAATCAAGCTCAATCATTAGCTCAAAGGATTGCGGAACTTACAGGTTCAAATGAACCTCAAGGTCAAAGACCTTCTATACCGCCAATCGAGATGGGGGCAGAGTATACCCCAGAACAGTATCAGCAACACGTTGCTGCTGCTGCTGGCTCAATAGTTGATATGAGACTAAAGCAACAAAGTGCTATCAATCGGATTCAAAATGAAACCTCAGAGGTAATCAGGAATTATCCTGAACTTGACCCCAAAAGTGAAGTCTTTGATAAAGAATTGTCCGAATCAGTAACTGAGGCGGTTGAGGCTAAAGTCCGAGCCAATCCCTATTCAGCAGATGTCAAACTTTATGTTGACAAACTAATGAAGCCATATAAACGGGCAGTTACCAAAGAAGTAGGAAGGGTGAGTGAGAAATTAGTCAGACAGGTCTCACAGGCCGCAACACGTCCTACCTCTATTCGCAAAAGTGATAAAAACTTAGCAGAGAAGTCTATTCTAGAACTAGAAAGAGAACTAGGGATAGTCCAGACCTAACTGTAACCTGACATATTAAATAAAGGAAAAAATTATGGCTGCTATTGGAAGTGGAATTTCTGGTGCTACCAATGTCAACACAACCTCTCAACTCTCTCCCGAAGTATCTACATACTACGAGAAAGTCTTTTTAGACAGAGCTGAATATGCGTTAGTGATGAAAGAAGGTGCCCAATTCCGAACCCATCCCGTCAATGAAGGACGAACAGTAAATTTCACCCGCTATGAACCTATGACGATCATCACTGATCCATTAGGCGAGGCAAGTAACCCTGTAACCTGTGCTATCACAGCTTGCACTGTTTCTATGACTCTTAGCGAATATGGTTTGACAACCGTCCACTCAAAATTGAACACCTTAGTCTCTATTGACTCTGGTATGAAAGAAAAAGTGGAACTCGTTGGTCAAAACATGGGTGAAACCCTGAATCGTTTGGTTCGCTCTGAACTTCAATCTGGTGGAACTGCATACTACCCAAATGGACACGCTGTCCCTTCCCTCGCCGCTGGCGACGTGTTGGATGCTTGTAACATTAGGTTGGTTGTACGACAACTGGAATTGAATAAAGCTCGACCTTACAAAGATGGAATGTTCATCGGTAAAACCGACCCCTACAGCAAATATAAGCTCTTGAGTGATTCTACTTGGATCAACGGAAAAACCTACTCTGATGTAAAAGACCTTTACAAAGGTGAAATGGGTGAACTGTACCAAGTTAGGTGGTTGCTAAACAACGATTTGTCATCCGGTATTGAAGCTGCTGCTTCGGCTGCCTCGACAGTTGTTCGTTTCTACACTTATGTTCACGGTGATAACGCTTTTGGCGTCTATGACCTTGCACAAGATAAACCCAAGCTCTATATTCAACCCAATATCGTAGATTCCAACTCACCTGTCGGGAGAATTTCTCTCGTCTCTTGGGCTGGTTCTTATGCTACCAAAGTGCTTAACAGCAACTGGGTGCTAGCTTGTAGATTTACAGCGACTTAATGTTGCTTATCAGGGGGGAGTTCTCTTCTCTCCCCTGAATTATAAATTATTTATACATGAACCCTTGTCCTTACTGTAACGAATCAATCGATGACTGGAACTGGATTAGATTCGCCGGATTAGGACCTTGGAAAGATAACAATGAGTATTATGGTTGTCCTCATTGTAATTTAAGATTTGATGGTTCAAAAATCCCCAAAGTGGATTACAAACCTGAATTAATGTTAGCTATTCACCAACCCATAGATAGTCGTGAAGCCGACGGCAGAGAATTAACTAAAGGCTTAGGGAGTAGTGACCCCTTAGAAAGAAAGCTCGCCAGCGAAGCCCTACAAAAAATTAGAAATGAGTCTCCAAAAGTTAAAGACATGAGGAAAGCTTTAATCAAAGCTCATAGAAATCAAGATAAAAAACAAGTGAAAGAAATTCACGAAGATATTAAAAATAGACCAGACTACAAATGACAGAAGTAGCAAGAACACCAGTTGTGCCAGCAGTAGAACCCGAAGCAAAAGTTTCGGAGTCTTCTAGTGTCCCAAGTGTATCTAAGGTGGAAACACCTTTTAATGGCTATGAACAATCTAAAGGTTATCCTTTTTCAGTTGATTATTTTAATCTAGGGGATACTTGGGCAGAAACTTCAGGGGGATTCCCCAAAGAAGTCTCTTTGATTGAAGAATACGTTGATAACAAGATTCAGTCCGGCGAACTTCCTAACTCTACCGAATCCGTCAAAGAGATGTTTAAAAAGATGGAGAAAGTCACAAATTTAGATAAACACGAAAGACCTTTAGTTAAAATCGAGACTATCGCTGCTTATATCGAATTTTTAATGAAAACTGAAAAAATAAAATTTAACTTAAGAAGATATGGACAAAATAAATAAATCAGTTCAGGAAATCGCCAATCTCTCATTTGACGAGACATACAATATTCAACAAGTAGAGGCTTTAACCTACAACCCTATAACTGAAAATTTGGAACGCACTACAAACATACAAGGGAACGCCTCTTTAACCATCTCCAATGCCGATACTGACGTAGCTTCTACAGAAGTTTTAACCAAAACCATCGGGACTACTTCTTACACCAAAACATTATCTTATAATGCGGCCGGTGATTTAATTTCAGTAAGTTCATGGAGCTAATATGCTATCAATTATCATTCCTGCCCGAAACGAAATCTACTTACAAAAGACGATTGAAAACGTCTTAGAGAATGCTGAAGGTGAGATAGAAGTTATAGCGGTTTGTGACGGCTATTGGCCCCAACCTCCAATTAAAGACAATCCCAGAGTCAAGATAATCCACCACACCGAAGCCATCGGACAGAGACAGTCTATAAACGAAGCGGCAAAGATAGCTCAAGGAAAGTACATTATGAAGCTTGATGCTCATTGTGCCGTTGATAAGGGGTTTGATGTTAAGTTAGCCGCTGATTGTGAATACGATTGGACAGTTGTTCCGACAATGTACAACTTAGATGTTAAGACTTGGACGCCTAAGTTACATAAGAAAACTAATTACATGTATATCAGCTCAATGAGTGATGAAAAACCTTTTAGGGCTGCTTACTATTCAAGACAACCTAAAAACGACCTATTGATTGACGACATTATGTGTTGTATGGGTCCGTGTTTCTTTATGCACAAAGACAGATTTTGGGAACTTGGGGGATGTGATGAAGGACACTCCCATTGGGGACAACAAGGGATAGAGGTTTCCTGTAAGGCGTGGTTATCAGGTGGCTCCCTAAAAGTTAACAAAAAGACATGGTTTGCCCATTGGTTTAGAGCTTCAGATGGTGGTTTTCCTTATAAACTGACTAACGATGAAGTCCAAAAATCACGCAACTATTCTCAAAGCCTATGGTTAAACAACAAATGGCCACTTCAAAAGAGGACGATAGAGTGGTTAGTTAATAAATTTAGTCCTCCGGGGTGGAACATGAAAGACGAAAACAAAGTCAACGAGTTAAATCAGTTTTTTTATAGGCATATTCATTTAATGAGACGTGATCCGACGTGGAGGGGGGTGAGGATAATCAAGATGCCTACCGACTTAACTCTCTACCAACAGGTTATCTTTGAAAACAAACCCGACTTCATTATAGATTCGGGGACGAAGTTTGGTGGTTCGGCTCTGTTCTTTCAAGACTTATTAGATTTAATCGGTAACGGGGGAAAAGTAATCAGTATTGACAAGTTTCCGGTAGATAAAGTTAAGGACCCCCGGATTACTTACATTGAAGCGGGTTCAACTGAAGAAAGTACGTTAAGTAAGGTTAAAGAAATGGTGGGGGATAAAAGTGTCATGGTGGTTTTAGACTCCGACCATTCCCGACCTCATGTTAAAAGAGAACTTCATTACTATGCTCCGATTGTCACCAAAGGACAATACATGGTAGTTGAGGACTGCTATGACCGTGAAGCTAAGCTAACGGGTCCAGGTGAAGCCAGAGATTGGTTTTTTAGAGTGAACAAAGACTTTGTCCAAACTAACTTAGATTCCCAATTCTTGATAGGTTATTGTCGTGGGGGTTGGTTACGAAAGAAATGAACACCATTATCTACTACACTAATAATTTGCTAGAAGAAAACATTTTTACTAAGTGTAGGGATAAGTTGATTGAAGCCGCCGGGGATATTCCTATTATTTCAGTCTCCCAAAAACCGATTGAATTAGGAACAAATATCTGTGTGGGAGAGATAGGTTCAAACTGGTTATCGTTGTACAAACAATTACTTATCGGGGCAGAGGCAGCCACTACGGAAAACATTTGTACGGCTGAACATGACTGTATGTATACCCACGAACACTTCTCTTGGACACCTCCCAAAAATGACGTGTTTTACTACAACTTAAACTGTTATCTAGTTGAGTGGGGGGGTAATCACCCTGAATTAAACGGGATGTATTCAACTTATTGGAAAAGACGCCTAGCTTTGTCTCAAATGATTTGTAATCGTGAGTTATTAATTAAGTCAATTAAAGAAAGACTGGTTTTATTAGATGGGGCAACCCGACTAACCAGAGAGATGATAGGCATAGGGGAATTTGGAGTGACTAACGAAAGAATGGTTCGAAAAGCCCAAGAAGCCGCCAGGTCAGGTAAACCTATTCAACTTCAAAGTTACATCAAAGATTACTTGGAAAAATACACTTCAGAAACTTTTAAGACCGAGACTCCTAATTTAGACATTAGACACAATAAAAACTTCACCGGCCCCAAAAGGGGTAAGAATAGAACATTTAATCTTCCCTACTGGGGAGAGTTTAAAAGGATAATGGAAAATGGCACAATATCTAAGACCTGAAGCGGACATAACTACTACAGGTATTGCTGGAGGGACATATGCGGCTATGGAAAATAAGATTGATTGGAAAATCTATTATGCAGATGGTTCAACCTTTGATAGTTTACAAGGGAGTCCTCAAGATGCTCCCAGTATAGGGGTTATTTGTCTAAAACATTTTACACTTGATAATAAGTGGGAACTTTTAGCTTATCGTGATTATTATATCTATGATAGGCAATGGTGGGGTGGAGATTCCGCAGGATTTTGGCAATATATGTTTAAAACTGGATTAAAAATAGTAAAGTTTGGCACAAGTACAACTGATTTTGAGTTTGAAAGAATATTAGCCACCGCAAGAGAAGATAACATTGGAGAAGGGAGCATAATTACATGAAAATCTTACTTAAACTACTAGCTTTAATCTTTAATTCCCTACCCAAGACTGATAAGGTTTTGCTTCACTGGTGTCATATTTACGGAAAGTATGGCTTAAATGCTCCTAATTTAGTCGGTAAGACTTCTGCTCCGACTGTTACTACTTCGGCTTGTACGGACGTAGCCGCCACTTCAGCCACAGGTAATGGAAATATAACTGCAACTGGAGGAGTTAACGCTACCCGTAGAGGTTTCTGTTATATGACAGGAACTTCAGGCGACCCAACGACAGCAAATTCAGTTGTTTATGATGATGGTGATTTTGGAACGGGAGCTTTTACCAAAGCAATTACAGGGTTAAGTGAATATGCTAATTATAGAGTTAGAGCTTATGCGGTCAATTCAGCAGGTACAGGTTACGGAACAACAGTTCAATTAACTACCCTAGCTTCTCCCCCGACAGTAGCTTTGGGAACAAATGTCGTAGATACCGCCACTATTTCTGACACCACTCCTTCTTTTGAATTTACAGGCACAGATGCTCAAAGTAATGAAGTGGAATATGAGGTACAGGTGGATACGAGTAGTGGGTTTAGTATCACAAGCTATACCGCAGGAACAGATACACTTTCCCCTAGCGTATATGATGGTGAAACTTTTATAGGCGTTAGCTCAATAATTACTGCTAAATTCTATATAGCATACAACACGCCTGCTACTGGTACCTTAGTTGCAAAATTATATAACCACACAGGAACTTACGGAACTAGTGGAAAGCCAACTGGTGCCGCACTAGCTACTTCTGATACAGTTGACGCCTCAACCCTTACTGCATCTTTTCAGCCTATTAGTTTTAATTTTACTGAATATTCGCTTAGTAGTGATACTCCATATGTAATTATCTTAGACAGGACAGGATTAACGGCGGGGAATATTTATATGAAACACTCATCGGGGGGTGGATATAGTGGTAATCATACTTTTTCTACAGACGGTAGTTCTTGGAATACAAATAGTTGGGACACAAACTTTGAAGTTATAGGCACCCCTCTCCTCACCGCCCTCTCCTCCACCGATGAAGACGCTAACTGGTCAGGTACAGGAGCACCTAATCCTTTTCCTAGTGGAAATCAAATAACCTATACAATCCCAGCAGGAAGTGCTTTAACGGCTGATACTTATTACTGGCGTGTTAGAGCCACCGACCCATCAGGAAGCAATACTTGGGGAGCGTGGTCAACACCAACGAGGAGTTTTACGGTATCAGGAGGAGGTTCTTCACCCTCCAGTTCTCCCTCTTCCTCTCCAAGTAGTTCACCTTCTAGTAGTCCTAGTAGTAGTCCTAGTTCTTCACCTAGTTCAAGTCCTAGTAGCAGTCCATCAAGTAGTCCATCGAGTTCTCCAAGTTCATCCCCATCATCTTCTCCATCCTCATCACCCAGCGATTCTCCATCGTCCTCCCCTAGCTCATCGCCTAGTGACTCTCCCAGTAGCTCCCCATCCAGTAGTCCCAGTTCAAGTCCGTCTTCCTCACCGAGTAGCAGTCCTTCCTCAAGTCCGAGTAACTCTCCCAGCGACTCTCCATCAAGTTCACCTAGCGATAGTCCATCCTCTTCCCCTTCGGACAGTCCTTCTTCTAGCCCTTCAAGTTCGCCGTCTTCATCTCCGAGTAGCTCGCCATCTTCCTCGCCATCCTCCAGCCCGTCAGATTCGCCCAGTTCTTCCCCAAGCGATTCACCCAGTAGCTCTCCTTCAGATAGCCCAAGCTCATCACCCTCCTCTTCCCCAAGCTCTTCCCCGTCAAGCTCTCCCTCAAGCTCACCTAGTTCATCTCCTTCTTCGAGTCCATCCGACAGTCCTTCCGACTCCCCATCATCGTCCCCCTCAAGTTCTCCCAGCTCTTCACCTAGTGATTCACCTAGCAGTTCTCCCTCAGACTCTCCACGTTCC